TACCAGTTTACTAATAAACTAGGTTTTAGTGTACGTTCTGCAGCTAGAAACGCTACTCAGTATTTAATGAACTTTGCAACATTTGGTTATTCAGCAGTTAGGGAATCAAGAAAATATTTAAATGAAAAAAGAGCTACAGAGATATTTGGTGGTGACTTAGATGATTTTATGAAAAAAGAAAATCTTTTTATGGATACATCAGAAGCTCTTATAGAATCTGGTATAAGTAGTGAGTCTGCTTCTTTTAATAGAATAAGAAGGATGGATGAAAATGGTAAGATAGTTTATGCAGATGAAGAAAGTTTCTTATACAAAGGCTCTAAGATATTCGCTACTAAAATGGGTCAGATTGCAAACATAAGCGCTGGTCTGCATAGAAGTGTAGAAAATGCTAATAGAAAACTAACTGCTGAAATTGCATTTGCTCAGATACAAAAGATAATGGATGGCAATCCTAAGTTTCAACAGTATTTAGAAAACAAAGTGAGAACTGAAAAAGAAAATAATCCAGAATCAAAACTTACAGTACAAGGTTTAAGAAGAAGTATTACTAAAAACTATGCAAAAAATATGGTCTTACTTAATCATTTTGATTATGAAGGTTATGCAAAAGCGAGAAATATGAGAGAGGGTGTAGGTCAATTCTTGTTTCAGTTTCAACATTATGGTATGGAATTTTTAGAAAGGAATTGGTCTATATATAAAGAAGCAAAAGGTGATTTAAGTGCATTGGGTGAAGATAGTTTTTCTAATTGGGTAAAAGATGCTAGAGGTGTGCATAAAGCAATGAATGTATCTGTTGCATATTTCATGGCTCCACTATTAATAAGTTACGTTTCTGGATATAACCAAACACTTATTGAACATACAGGAAAAGAATTTTTAGATGACTTATGGTTATTGTTTACATCGGACTATGATGACCCAGATGCTATAGAAAAAATAAATAGAGAATTTTATGGTAAAGGTATTGTGGGTTCTAAACTCGGTCCTACGTTTGCAACTATGATGGATATAGGTGTAATGATGGAATTGATAAATGCAGATAGTGAATATCTAGACAATATATTATTTACTGTTGGTGATTATGCTAATGATGATACTATGGAAACTTATGGCAGATATGCTAGGTTATTAAATCAAATGGGTGGAAGAACATATGATAGATATATTCCTATGACTGCTAAAACTCCTTATGGTCTTGGTGCAGCTGCTATGCAAGAACTTACATTGTATCCTAAGAAAAAAGATGAAAGAACTATATATAGAGACATTGTAGAACCAACGACTAAAGAAGCATTCCCTACATATTACTTTGATAGGTTACAAAGGAAAAGTAAATCTAAAAAGAAAAGGTATACTGGTTTACCGATAGAAATACAAAATTCGTTAAAAGAATTAGAACGAAGAGGTAAGTAAAAACCTACCCCTTCATTCCCAGTCAGCAAAGGAGATTATGCTGTAAATCTTTCTTCTTTACTTATTTGAATAATAATTTCTAACCTTTCAGTTGCCTCTCTAAACAACTTTAGCATTTCTAGTATCTTATCTACGTTATTGTCCTTTGCCAATATAGATAAGGTTTTGGGTATGTTCTTACAAGTGTTAATCCACATATCTATACTCTGTTTATCTTCTATCATTGTTACTCTCCTCTTCTTGATGTACTCCGTACATTGTTATTAAAACTGAATCAGCGTTCCATAATGTCGCTGGTTTTTCTGTGTAGATAGAAGCTATTTCTTTTAGCTTATTCTTTCTATCTTTTTTTACTTTAGGAAGTTTCTCTCCTAATTTGACTTCCCAAAATTTCATCCATTTTTGTGGTGATACTTCTACTATTTTATCTATTGCTTTTATTGAGTTAAGTATTCCTAACCATGCTCCATAATTAACTCCAAATTTAAATAAAGAACTTCTACCATCATGAGGCATTGCATGAACTTTTTCTATGTATGCTACTGCTTCTTTATTCTCATATGCATTTAAAGCCATGGAGACACTTAATCTCCTACCAGATATTTCTGGATGACATTTATAAGCATAAAGTTTTTTGTCTGTTGGATTAGTAAAAGTAATAGCTCCACTAGCGCCAGGGTCTATACCTATTATTGTTTTCATTGAGCATCCTTTCTGTGTGAATATTTATGTGGACTTTTAACCCACTTCTTTTTATAAGGTTTTCTGTATTTATATACATCATACTTATCACTAAGTATCTCTCCGTCAAACTTATCTAGTACAAGGAGAAGTTGTTCCCATTCCGACTTTACCAGATTAGTATTCTTATAATGTTTGCACCCTACGTCTTCAACGGATACAGGGATTTCCTGTGGGGATGTACCTTGAACATCTTTAAACCAATAGCATTTACTATCAATGCCGTAGTAACATCCCCTACAAGATTTATGCAACTGTGTCTCTTTCCGCCTCTTTGTGGTCGTTGTAGAACTTGCACTTGTTACCATTGAAACCCATAGGATAAGTTCCGATAGTACCATATCTGCTTTTAGCTACAATAACTTCACTCTTGTATCTGTTGTATCGTTCACTATCAAAGTTGTATCCATAGAATACAAACATAGCTGATTCAGCAGTCTGTTCGATTACACCTGACTCTGCGTAGTCACTCATTCTAGGTCTAGGGTCAAATCGTTTCTCTATGTCACGATTAAGTTGTGATACCAACAGTGCAGAACAATTGTTTTGTTTGACTGCCCATTTGTAGTCTTGTACAATCTTTTCAATCTCGAATCGTCTATCTTTGTTATTCATACCAACGTCTATCAATTGAATATAGTCATCAATAACTACATCTGGTTTGTGTTTGTTAATCTCACGAATACAATCATCAAGATTCCGTATGTCGTCAAATGCTGTAAGATTTGCATACTTATCTTTGACGTATTCAGATACGCTAGTAAGGGCTGGTTTCTTCTCATCGGTAATGCCAGAACGAATCATAGAATATGTAATGTCTCTAGATTCCATGACGTACAATTTCTTCATTGTTTCTACATTACTCATCTCACGATTAAATAGCATTACATTGTATCCTTGTTCAATCAAACCTCTCACAATGTTCAACATTAATGTAGTCTTACCATGGCCAGGTCTACCACCTAGTACAGTAATTTCTTTACGAGTCATTCCACCTGCGAAGTTGTCAAGTTTACCAAGACCAAATTGTATGGTATTAGATTGTTCTTGCAATGCTACGTTAGTTTCTTCAACAATATCAGATATGTCTCTAGATTTAGAAGGTTGTATGTGTCTTAGTTCTTCAATAAGTCTGCTATGATTTTCGATTATCTTCCCTACCTCATTGTAGTTATCGTAACTAGCATTAAGTAGTTCTTGAGCTGACTTAGTTGTTTCTCTTTGTACATATCTCTCCCATACAATCCTAGCATAATGTTCCACTTTAACCTTACTAGGACTTCTGTCTTCCAAATCCATCAAGTATACAGTATCTCTTACTCCATACTTATCCATCATTGTATCTGATAGTGTAATTGTATCAATTGGTATTTTATTATTGTACATTTCCTTCATACATTGAAAGACTTGCATACATTTAGTAGAATACATTGCTTCATCTTCTCGTATCCAAGCCATTGCTATTTCCATTTCAACATCTCCACCTTGAAGTATGCTACCAAGCATTGCCTCTTCGGCTTCAACATTTGAAGGAGCAGATTTGATACTCTCTCCTTTAGGTATTTCTTTCATATAATCTCCTTTAAAACAAACTTGTCTGATTGACAGGTTCGTAGTTTAATATTAAGTATTCTTTTCTCTTCTTAGCCCTATGTTCATCGGTAGCACCCATGTACTTTAAATCAATGGTCTTAACATTGTAATTTTTGTACAACTCATACACCTCGTCTCTGTAGTCGTATGAGACCATGAATTTAGCACCTTTAGAATCTAGTTCATCTACTTTTTCTTTGAGTCTTAGATGGTCTTCAGCAGTAAAGTTGTGTGCATAGTAATCACCTCTGTCTGTTGCGACAAAATAAGGTGGGTCTAAGTACCAAAAATCATTGCTGTTGGCTTTGTATCTATCAATGAGTTCTCCAAAATCTAAGTTCTCAATAGTTGCACCATTGATTTTAGTTCTTGAATACTCAAATTCATCTTTCCAATCTCTAGACCAATCCTTTCCCATAGACATAGGTGTGTGAATTAGTTTGTTGAAGCTATGCCTTATACAGTAAAAGTATTTAGCAGCTTGATGAGGGTCTGGAATATCAATAGGTTTCTTCTCTCTTACGTCTGTCCTGAAGTTCTCAAAGAGTTCTCTAGATTTAGGCATCCAATTAAGTTCATTCACAAGGTCATCTAACTTATGTATGATGCACATATACAGATTGA